CTGGTGAGGCATTTAAGCAGACCACCAAGATGGCGTGGGACAAGAAGAAGCTGTACGCCGAGGAGATCGCTGTTATCGTCCCCATCCCCGAGGCTGCTCTCGATGATGCGGACTATGACATTTGGGGCGAGGTCAAGCCCCACCTGACCGAGGCTTTCGGCAATGTCATTGACGGCGCTATGCTGTTTGGCAAGAATAAGCCCAGCACCTGGCGTGATGGCATTGTGCCCTCTGCTATTGCTGCGGGAAATGGTGTTCCTGTCAGCTCTGACATTTACGCCGACATCATGGACGAGGGTGGTCTGATCTCCAAGGTCGAGCTGGACGGCTTCAATCCCAACGGCGTGATGTCCGCTATTCAGATGCGCGGCAAGCTCCGTGGGCTGAAAGACACCACCGGTCAGCCTATTTTCAAGACCGATATGCAGGGCGCTACCCGCTACGGCCTCGACGGCATGGACATGTACTTCCCCATGAACGGCGCGTTCGACCCTGCGCAAGCACAGATGATCGTCGGCGATTGGAGCCAGCTCGTCTATGCCATCCGCCAGGATATGACCTTCAAGGTGTTCACCGAGGGCGTTATCCAGGACCCCGCCACGAAGGAAATCGTTTACAACCTCATGCAGAACGATATGGTTGCGCTTCGTGCCGTCATGCGTCTCGGCTGGGAGATCGCAAACCCCATCAACGCGTACAATGCAGAAAAGACAAATCCGTTCCCGTTCTCCGTTTACGGCAAGGGCGGTGCTATTTCCACCGTTGCTGTGTCCCCTGCTACCGCCACTGTAAAGAAGGGCGAAAGCAAGCTGTTTACCGCCAAGGTTGACGGTGAGGGCATCATCAACGGAGAGGTTGAATGGTCTCAGGATGGCACCAAGAGCAAAATCAGCGATGAGGGCGTTCTGACTGTCTCCGCTACCGAAACCAAGAGCAGCATCACCGTTACTGCGAAGTCCAAGCAGGACGGCACAAAGACCGGCACTGCCACTGTCACTGTTTCTGGCTGATTTGAAAGGAGCTGACCCAATTGACATACGCTGATTACACATACTACTCCGGTGTCTATATGGGCACTGTAAGCAGTGGGGAGTTTCCGCGTCTGGCTGTCCGGGCCAGCTCCTTCCTCGATTATTTCACGCAGAACCGAGCCAAGGACAACGTGGATCTGGATGCGGTAAAGATGTGCTGCTGTGCGCTGGTTGACAAGTACGCGGTTATCGAAGCTGCGCAGGCGCTTGCAATGAAGAACCTTGCGACTGCTGCCGCTAATGACGCAGAAGTCAAAAGCGAAACGGTGGGCGGTTATTCCCGCACACTGGCGACCGGCGGCGAATCTGCCGTTTCTGCGCTGAACGCTACGGATGGTGCGAGAAAGCTGCTCGCAGAGACCTGCATGGAGTATCTTGCCCACACTGGCTTGCTGTACCGAGGGAGGGGGTGCGGATCATGTACGCTCCCCACACTGTAACGATCTACAATCCGGTCAAAGAAACCAACAAGGAGACGTTTCAGGAAACGCAAAAGCTGTATGTGACCGTACTTCGTGGCGTAATGCTGCAAGCATCTAAAGCTGTTAACGTGCGCGAGAGTGGCCTTGCCGGAGCGGATGCGGTTGACCTCTACATTCCGTTTGGTGTGGAAGCCGTGGACGGCTTTACCGGCAAGGTGAAAACCTATGCCGGTCCGCAGCGGTTTTACGCCGCAGAGGACAAAACCGACCTTTGGACGCTTTCTGTCAAAGGCAACGGCGGGACAACGTTTTTCATCAAAGGCGAGTTTGTGACGGACAATGAAACCGTGGCGCTGGCTCAGGACAACTGCTACACCGTGACCAAGGTTGACGAAAAGGATTTCGGCAGCGTTGATATGCAGCACTGGCAGGTCGGAGGCGTGTGATATGGCGTTGAAATTCTCCGTTCAGACGGACGGCATGGACGCTGTAAAAGAGGCCGTTTCCAAGGGCTGTGATCGCGCAGAACACGTTCTGGCGGTGCAGGTCGCAAAAGATACCGCTCCGTTCGTGCCTATGCTCACAGGCTCTCTTAGAACGCGTACAAGGGTAACGGGAAACGAGGTTATTTACCCCGGACCGTATGCCAGGTATTTGTACTACGGCAAACTGTACGTCGATCCGCTGACCGGAAGCTCTTATGCCCGGAAGGGCGTTACGAAGGTTCCGGCAGTGCCGGAGAAGGATTTGATTTTCCACAGAACCGGGACCTGCTCCCATTGGTTTGAAGCATCCAAGGCACAGAACATGGAGAAGTGGGTGCGTGTAGCAGAAAAGGCGGTGAAGCGTGATCTCTAAAGAAAAACCTGTGATGCTGGCATCCAGCAGCGAAAAAGCAGATCTTGACCGCCTGATGCTGATTTGGGCAAACCGCTTTCCCGGTATCCCGGAGAATGTGGATCTGATCAAATACGAGTATTTCGCGGCGAAAACGGTAGGCATGGCGCTTTCCTCCGTTCAGGGGGCCGTTATCACCAAGAAGTATATCTGCGGTGGATATCAGGCGGAGTATTCGTTCGAAATCCATTACCAGATCGCACCACCCGGCAAGAGCGACGATACACGCTTGAAGGCGGTTGAGGCTTTAAACAAATTCGCAGACTGGGCGCAGATGCAGCGACCGGACATTGGAGAGGGCAGGCGCGCCCTCCGCGTTGAGACGTCTGCGTTTGCATCGTATCTCGGCGCGACAAGCGACCAATACGAGGACTACATGGTCCCGCTAAAACTGATTTACGAGGTGAATGTATAATGGCAGATTTAACTTTTGCGACGCCCGAAGGTCAGACCATTGACCGCGAGCTTTTGATCGCGTATCTGAATACCGGCTCTAAGGAATCTCCCACTTGGAGCGCCATCGGTAAGCGTGTGGAGGATTCCAGCGAAGAGATGGACTGGGGTCAGGAGAGCAAGCAGGACATCCTGGGCAACACCTTCACCACCATGAAGAAGCCCGTTATTTCCCAGACCTTTGATCCCATCCCGCTGGATGCCGGTGACGCTGCTGCGGTGAAGATGTGGAACCTTGCCGTCAAGGATCATGACGCGCAGGCTCTTGCCAATCAGGATATGATGATTGGACACTTCTACGCTACGTCAGGCGAGGCGAAGTTTGCCGAGCGGTATGATTCCTGTGCTATTGCCGTGACGGGCATCGGCGGCGACGGCGGCGGTACGCTCAACATCACGAGTGAGATCACCTACGGTGGCAATCGTACGCTGGGCACCATTACAAAGGACACCAGCGGCGTGACCTTTACGGCAGGGGCTTAAAAATAAAGGGGCGGGCGCAAACCCGCCCCAATTTCGGAGGCTATTATGAAAGACCTGATTTTCGATACCGGTTTAGTTACCTACAACATCAACGGAAAATGCGAATTCTCCTTTAACCCCACCGACAGCGCTTTTGTGGAAAAGCTGTTTAACGCCTTTGACATCCTCGACAAGAAGCAGGATGCGTACAAGGCAGAGGTGGAAAAGACCGCCAACAAGCGGGAAGTTTTTGAAACCGCCCGGAAGATGGACGAGGAAATGCGCGAGATCATCAACGATGTGTTCGGCTTTGACATTTGCTCTGCCCTGTTTGGCGAGATGAACGTATATGCGCTGGCGGACGGCCTGCCTGTGTGGGCGAACCTGATGCTTGCCATCATGGATGAGGTTGACACCACCTTTGCCCGTGAGCAGAAAGCCACGAACCCCCGCGTGAGCAAGTATACGAAGAAGTACCACAAATGAGGTACGATCTGCCGACTGCCGTAGAGGTAAACGGCACTGAGTACCAGATACGTTCTGACTATCGCGATATCCTGACGATTATTGAGGCACTGTCTGACGCTGAGTTGTCGGAGGAAGAAAAGGCCGAGGCCATGCTTGACATTTTCTATCCAGACTTTGCGGAAATGCCGCAGAGCGATTACGAAGAAGCTATCAAGCAATGCGCAAGATTCATCAACTGCGGCGAAGAGCAGCGTGAAGAAAAGCGTGGGCCGAAGCTGATGGATTGGCAGCAGGACTTCCCCTTAATCGTTGCCCCGGTCAACCGTGTTCTGGGGAAAGAAGTCCGATCCGTTGAGTATCTGCACTGGTGGACGTGGGTATCCGCGTATCAGGAAATCGGGGATTGCACCTTTGCCCAGGTTGTGGGAATCCGCAATAAAAAGGCAAAGGGGAAAAAGCTGGACAAAAGCGAGCAGGAGTTTTACAAGCAGAACCGGCACCTGGTTGACTTCAAGCGGCAGTATACGGAACAAGACGAGAACGTTATCAGCAAATGGATATGAAAACCGCCCTCCGGAGAGGGCGGCTGATTGGTGGCTTATTTTTCTACCAACTCTGCATCAATGCTGACTGTTTTAGGATCAAAAGTCAATTTATATGTTTTTGACTCGCAAACGTTCAGTTTAAATTTTTGACTTGAAACACATCCGCGAGCGATTGAAATTGTGTGGGACCCAAAATCGAGGCGGAGAGAAACGGGCGCGTCCAAATTATGCCCTGTTTTTTCTCCATCGATAATTAAAATCGATTTCCCCTCCATGACTGAACGAGGGCGTTCACGCTCCACATAAAAGTTTGGCGAGTTTGGATCGGCGGCATTTACCAAATTTGACATTTTCTCCACCAAGGATTCCGATCTCTTTTGGAATAATTCATCTGGAATTATACCGGAATCATGCAAATCTTTTAGTTTTTGCAATTCATCCAAAATTGACCCGCTTGTTTGCGTATCAGCACTTTTACTCTGGCTTGTTTGGTTGGAAATTGCAATCAACTTATCGAACAATTCTTTTTCCTTTTTCTTGTTTCCTGTTGGGGGAGTTGGCGTACATTCAATTACAGCGGTAGTCCCGTCTGCATATTCGACAAAAAAACTATAAAGAGAAAAGTTTGATGTATGAAACAACAAAGTTTCTTCCGCCTGCCTAACGCCAAGGAGCTTTGCGGACTTGATGTTGCTTTTGTTTTTGCTAAAAAGGCTCATTATATCACTCCTTAACAATTATTTTATCCAATATAACATATAAAATTGCACATTTCAAGCAATAGAAAGAGGGTGATTGCATGGCGGATGGTTCCGTTATTATCAAGGCGGATGTTGATGACAAACAAGCGCAGGCTGAATTAAACCGGCTTACTAAAAAAATAGATTCGCTTAATGAAAAAATCAGCGATAAAAAGCAAGAGCAGATGCCACTGGTTGAGCAATCAAAACAATTAGCGGCTGTTCTTGATGACGCAAAGGCGAAACTGGACTATATAAAAAGCGGCGATGCGTTTTTTACATCCAGCTCTATAAAGGAGCAGGAGCAGACAGTAGCATCATTGCAAAAAGAATGGGACGGTGTGCAAAAAAAGGTTGAGGCAATGGATACGTCCATCGCCAAAGATACCCGAAGCCTTGAACGAATGAGCACCCGGGCGGGAGAACTTTCTGCACAGCTCGCGGGAGCCAAAAGACACACTCAGGGGATGTCACCCGCAGCCCAAGAAGCGGCAAAGCAGATGGAAAAATTCACCAACCGCATCAAGGGCCTTGCTCGACGCGTTTTTGTTTTTACGCTCATCACAAAGGCACTTCGCGCATTGAAAGATTATATGTGGAGTGCCATTCAAACAAACGAAAAGGCCATGAAGGCAGTTTCAAAGTTAAAAGGTGCTTTGCTGGTTTTAGCACAGCCCATTTTGAATGTGCTTATCCCTGCGTTTACTGTTTTTGTAAATGTGCTGACGCGTATAGTCAATACAATTTCCGACCTTGTTTCAAAAATATTTGGGACAACGGCAGAAGCATCTGCGGAAGCTGCTGAGAATCTATACGAAGAAAGCAGTGCAATGGATAAAACCGGGAAAGCTGCAAAGAAAACAAGTAAATCTTTAGCATCTTTTGACGAAATCAATAAGCTTTCCGGCAGCGATGACAAGGCCAAAAATGGGCCGGATTTTACAACGGGAATAAACGATCAACTTAGCGCAATCATGGAACTATTTACCGGCGCGCTTTTGCTTGCCATCGGCGCAATTTTAACGTTTTCCGGCGCTAATATTCCGGTTGGCATTACCCTGATGGCTTTAGGCGCTGCGGCGATCTGGGGTGCTGTAAAGACAGACTGGGGGGCAATCGCAAAACTGCTGCAAGGCCCAATCGGGGTTGTTACTGCGATCCTGTCGGTTGCGTTGCTTGCCATCGGTGCAATTATTTTGTTCTCCGGAGCAAACATACCATTGGGCTTGGGGTTGATGGTTGCTGGAGCAATCGGTCTTGCGTCTGTTGTTGCAGCTAATTGGGATACTGTTAAAAAGATGCTGCAAGGCCCAATCGGAGCCGTTGTTGCTCTTTTGAGTTTTGCGCTACTCGTAATCGGTGCAGTGATTCTGTTTTCTGGCGCGAACATCCCGCTTGGCCTTGCGCTAATGGCTGTTGGTGCTGCTGGGATGGCAACGGTCATTGCGGCAAATTGGGATACAATTAAAGAAGCACTGCAAGGCCCTGTTGGAGCCGTTGTTGGCCTGCTTTCTGGCGCGTTGTTGGTTTTGGGTGCAATCTTGGCGTTTAGCGGTGCAAGTGTTCCGCTCGGTTTAGGGCTAATGGTTGCTGGCGCAATTGGGCTTGCGACTACGGTTGCGGCGAATTGGGATACAATTAAAACCTTGCTGCAAGGCGCTATTGGCGGCGTTGTTGCCGTGGTTAGCAGCGCACTATTGGTTATCGGCGCAGTCTTAGTATTCAGCGGAGTCGCACTTCCTCTCGGGATTGGATTACTTATTGCCGGAGCTGCCGGTCTTGCGGCAACGGTGATTGCAAACTGGGATACAATAACAAATCTGCTGGGTGGCCCCATCGGAGCAATCACGGCTATGATAAGCGGCGCTTTGCTTGTCTTGGGCGTAATCCTTGTGTTTACCGGAGTTGGTATCCCTCTCGGTTTGGGAATGATCGTAACCGGAGCGGCTGGACTTGGCTCTGTGGTGGCACTCAACTGGGACTATCTGAAAGAAAAATTAAGCGAAACGTGGGAAAGTATCAAATCTTGGTGGCAATCAAGTGTTGCAAAGTATTTCACCGTTGAATATTGGCAAGACCTTGGCAAAAACATTATTGATGGGTTGCTCAATGGTTTGAAGTCAGCGTTTGAAAGCGTGAAATCTTGGGTTTCTAATGCAATGGGGAGCATCAAAAATGCATTTACAGGCGGCGGTAACGTCCGCACACCTGCCATCAATTCCGCATCCGTTCCCCGTTTGGCGACCGGCGCAGTGATTCCGCCGAACCGTGAGTTTTTGGCGGTGCTGGGCGACCAGAAGCAGGGGAACAACATTGAAGCTCCTGAATCTGCCATCGAGGCAGCGGTAGCCCGTGGCATGGCGCAGTATGGCGGCGGCAATCAGACGGCAATTCTCAAGATCGGCGAACAGGAATTGGGCCGTATCATCTTCAAGCTGAACAAAGACCAGACGCAGCGCGTCGGCATTAAAGTGACCTAAAGGCGGTGTATATGAATTACATCAAAATTAACGGGACTTTATTTGATGTGAATGTCGCGATCTCCAAGTACAACGAAAATTTCAGCGTTCTCGATGGGGAGAACGCTGGGAGATCGAAAGACACAGGCCGGATGATCCGCGATGTTCTGGGGACGTACATTGGGCATAAGGTAACTGTTTTCCGCAGAGGGGACGATTACAGAAGCTATGATGCGTTCTGGAACTATCTCAAAGCCCATTCCATTGACGATTTCGTTTTGCTTGAAGCTGCGGACGGCAACACAACTATTTCCTATCGCGCATACTACACCAGCGCATCGCACGATATCGAAAAGGTTGAAAATGGAATCAATTATTGGGGTGAAATTGAAATCCATTTCATCCCCATCGCACCGCAAATCACGCGGTAAGGAGGGCTTATGGATTATGTAATGGTCGGCCCTTATCAATTTGACCGGGATGCGTCTAAGGACGATATGCGGCTGGACTACTGCTCATCGTTTCAAGAAGTGGCATTGGATGAAAGCAGTCTTTCGTTCGATACGGTCAGCGTAGAGGTTTGCACTAAAACAATAGGCACACAGCTTTCTGCGCTCCCCAACAACACCCCCATCATTGTTTACAGAGGCGGCGAAATCAAAGCAAGATTTGTAAGCAGCGGCGTTTCCCGTATCGGGCCTGTCACTTATCAACTTACAGGGCGGTCTCCTATGGGCGCGCTTACCGGCATGGTGCATACTGGCGGCATTTACACAGGCCAGACCGTGGAAGAGGTTGTAAAAGAAATCTGCGGCAACATTCCCGCGCTGATAAAAAGCGTGTACGCCGGAGTTAAACTTTACGGCTGGCTTCCTTATGCGGATGGGAAAGAACGCTCTGCACGAGACAACCTCGCACAAGTTCTTTTTGCCATTGGGGCTTATCTCCGCACAGACCTGAACGGTGTTTTGAGGATTGAACCCTTGTGGGACGGTACGGCATCGTTGATTAATGTCGACCGTTCTTACACCGGAGGAACCGTGAAATACGATTCTCCCATCTCCGCTGTGACGGTAACGGAGCATCAATACGTTGCGGGAACGGAAGTAAAGGAGCTATTCTCCGGCACGGCGCAGAATGGCGATATCATCACATTCTCCGAGCCGATGCACTCCCTTTTCGCAACGGGCTTTACCATTTTTGAAAGTGGCGCGAACTACGCCAAGATTTCCGCTGGCACCGGCGCGCTGACCGGCAAGGCGTATATCCACAACACCCGCCTAATCACGCAGCCTGTGACGGCAGGCGCGGCGGAAAACGTAAAGTCGGTTACGGATGCCACACTGGTATCTCTGGTGAATTCTTACGCCGTGGCGAAGCGTCTTGCGGACTATTACCGATGCCGCGAAACTATCACCAATGACATTGTAAGCGGGCACGAGAAACCGGGCCATGTGGTGAGCGTGTATCACCCTTACAATAAAAAGATGGTATCCGCGTGCATCCAGTCCCTCGACACCACCATGAGCGCGACGCTGAAAAGCAGCATGGAGGCGTTGGTTGGCTTCACCCCGGCACAGCCGGAATCTGCGGAGTATTTTGATGAGCGGGTAGTCCTCACCGGCTCCGGCGAGTGGCAAGTACCGGAGAATGTGACCGCAATCACGGCAGTTTTGATCGGCGGTGCACAGGGCGGGCACTGTGGACACGGTGGCAATCCGGCCACGCAAAAAACCGCGAGTATCACCGGATATATATTCGATATACCTCAATACATTACAGATAAATGGGCATTTGGCGGTAAAGGCGGCAAGGGCGGCGATCCCGGCTCCGGCGGTAAAATTTTGCAAGCAACGTTTGACGTGACCCCCGCACAGAAGTTTTCCTTTTCCTGCGGCGTTGGCGGATTTGGCGCTGCGTTTGACGCGAACAACTGGGCAAACACCCCAAGCACGCCGGGAGCTGATGGAACAAAAACCACCTTTGGCAGTCTCGACAGCGATTCTGGATCAGTATCCGAGATCGGCTACACGGACCCGGTGACCGGGGAGGTGTTTGCCGCGAAAGGCGAGCAGGGCATTGCCGGTGGTGACGGTGCTGGTATGAATCCGGACGCGGTAGATTCAAAAGAAGGAAAGATCCGACTTGCCCCGCTTCAAGCAACTTCGGTTGTGGACGAAGATGGCAACGTGTGGAAAGGCGGAAACACACGAATTGAAGAAGATGGCACGATTTCCTTGTCTGCCGGGGACGAGCAAAGTTTCACAGGAAGCTTAGAAGATGGATTTTGTGGCGGCGTGGTTTCGTACAACTGCGGAAGCGGCGCTGCTGCCGGGGCAAACGGCACACCCGGCAATTCCTCTGGCACGTTTAGCCTTGTAAGCGTACCCAGCAAAGGAATGCCTAAAACGTCAATTACTGTAACGGCCACAGGCAGCGCCTCCGTGCTCGGAGCCAACGCGACGCTGGTCCCAAAGAAACCAACTGTGTATGGCAAAGGCGGCAGGGGCGGCTACGGTGGTGGTGGCGACGGTGCTACGGGCCTGAGTGAAACCTATTACGGCGGCAGCAAGAGCGGCTCACTTAATAACACACCGGGCAGCGTCCGCGCCACTGGCAGCAACGGTGCGCAGGGTGGCCCCGGCGGCGATGGCTGTATCATTCTCTACTACCGCAAATTCGGGCAAGCAAAATCAGGGCCGTTGGTCCAGCGGGGCGGCGGGTTGTTTTTCGACCGCCTAAACAAACTTTTTATCGTGTGAGGTGATTCCATGACGCTTGAACAGAGAGTCGCAGTTTTGGAGGAAATTTTCTCCAAGATCCAAGATTATTACACATCCGCTTACTCCGGCGAGGAGATTGACGCGCGGCTGGCCTCCGCCGGTGTGCCGGTGGGCATCACCAAGGAGTACAAGAGCGTGGCCGAGATGAACCAGGACTTCACCGGTGCGGACGTCCAGCGCGGCCAGTTCGTCCTGATCCTCCCGGACAGTACGGCCTCCGCAGACTACGGCAAGGTGTACCTCAAAGGCACGGCCAACTGGGTGCCTGCCTTTACGCTGACCACGCTCACGTCCATCAAAGGTCCCATTGGCCCTCCCGGCAAAAAGGGCGACAAGGGTGATCCCGGCGAGGCTGGTTCCAGCTTCGCCATTCTTGGCTACTTTGACACGCTGGCCGACCTCAAGGCAGCCGTCCCCCATCCCAAGGCCGGTGCCGTGTACGGCGTGGGCACTGCGCCTCCGTACAACATCTACATCTGGGATTCCGTCCACGGCAAGTGGGTACCCAACGGCAACCTGCAAGGCCCGCAGGGCAAGCAGGGCATCCAAGGCCCCGAAGGAAAGCAGGGGCCGGAGGGGAAGCAAGGCCCGGAAGGCCCTGTGGGCGGCTCCAGCAACTTCGTCCGCTACGACGCGCCCCAGAACCTCACAGACGAGCAGAAGGCGCAGGCCCGGACGAACATCGGCGCGGACACCGTACAGGGTGCGGTGCTCTACACGCCGCAGACGCTCAGCGATGCGCAGAAGGCGCAGGCGCGGAAAAATATCAACTCCGCCCCCGGCGGGTTTGGGTGGGGTGAAGCGATGAAAGATGTGCTTGCATCCGATGCCAAAGACACCTATGAAACATACTGTGGCAAGCTTGATATGCTGCTTGCCGATATGCCAGACGGAACATCGCAACTTATTTATACACGTGGCCCAGTTTCAACGGGCCAATATTCTGGGGCCGGGAATATCGTTGCCGTTCTATCAAAAATATTGGGGACGAGCGCATCACTGATCGGCCTTTCGCCTGCTCCGAGAGGCACTACCAACGGATTGTGGCGAATGCTGAAGGATAACGGGAATTGGCAGCCCGTCGAATGGATCAATCCTCCCATGCAACTGGGCGTAGAATACCGCACCACGGAGCGGTATCTCGGAAAGCCGGTGTATGTGAAAACCATAAACATGGGGAATCTTCCGGGCAATGCCGTAAAAAGGGCCAGTTTCCAATCAAATAACGTTGTCGATAAAATCGTGTCCGTAACCGGGCAATGCACTACCGACTCAGGAGTGAACATGTCCATGCCTTACCACGCAGGGTCTGGTCCGAACTGGAACACTGTAATTTTAATTGGCGCAGATGGGTCCGGAGCAGCTCAGATTGTCACATTTGCCCCAGATTTCTCCGAATACAAGAATGCATGTATTACGGTGAAATACACCAAGCTGGCAGATTAAAGAGGCGGCTCTATGGAAAACACCTGCATCTGTTGCGGGGCAGTCATCCCCGAAGGCCGTCAAGTGTGCCCAATTTGTGAGCGACAATGGCCTGAATTTTAATCTGCACGAAACCAAGTCGGACTTTTGACTTGCACGAAAGCAAGTCGGAACTGCCCTAAAAACTGCAACTTTTTAAGGGGGTGTGGAATGGAAATTCTACAGATCGTATTAACTGCCGCCACCGGCTCCGGCGTGACCGCCATCATCCTCGCGATCCTCCAGCGGAAATGGACCAAGGATGACAAGCGGGACGCCATCGTGGACGCGCTGAAGGTGCTGCTGATCGACCGGGTGCGCTATCTGGGCCAGAAGTACATTTCCGACGGCAGCGTCAGCCTGTCGGACAGGGAAACGCTGGACGAGATGCACCAGGCGTACAAATCCCTTGGCGGCAACGGACACCTGAAAATCATTATGTCCGAGGTCGGCGAGCTGCCGATCCGGAAAGAGTGAAAGGAGAAAAAACATGGAAAACATCAAGAAACGGCTGGGCAATCTGTTGGCAGTGAAAAGCCTCGTGACCATCACCCTGACGGTGATCTTTGCGGTGCTGGCCCTGCGGGAGAGCATCAGCGGCAGCGAGTTCCTGACCATCTTCACGGTGGTCATCGGCTTCTATTTCGGCACCCAGCGGGTCAACGAGGACAAGAACAGTTAAAACCGGTTGAAAAATCAACCGTAAATTTGAAAGGGGTACATACCATGGAAAAGATCTACGAGAACATTATCAACGAGGGCAAGGCCACCGGTAAGACCATTGAGGCCATCAACGCGGAGCTGAAAGAGGCCGGGGCCAACTTCCACCTGAATCCCGACGGCGGCGTGGCCGGTTGGACTGAGGACGAAATGCGGGAAGGCTTCATCCCCGCCGAGAAGGATCCGGAGGCGCTCCCTCAGACGCTGGATACCCGTCGCCGGGAGGATCTGGCGGGCACCGTCCAGATCCAGCGGATCGTCGGAGCCACCTATGAGGTGACTTATGACGAGGACGGCTACTTCATCAAGGCTTCCCGTGTGCGCCATGGTTGATACGTTTGATTGCGCAAAAGCGCAGATCTACCACAACACCGGCAAGCTGACCCCGGCGCAGATCAAGGCCAAGACCAGCTGTACCCACATCATCAACGGCTATCTGTTCAACGGGAAATTTCGGCCGGTGGGCTGGACAGTGATTGACGGCAAGGTCATTAGCCGGGACAAATACCAGGACTGGGGCGTGTCTATCGGCTCCGACGGGGTTCCTAAGATGCTGACGGGCCGGGGAGGATCTTTCCTCTCCGGCGTCCCGATCCTCAAGGGCGGCTCCAAGCTGTACCGGGAGCTGACGCCGGACGTGGCCCGGTCTGCCGCCCGGACTGCGGTGGGCTGGCTGGCCAACGGCAAGGTTTGTCTGTGGTGCGACAAGGCCAGCCTGACCCGTGAGCAGCTCCAGAACAAGCTGCTGGGGCTGGGTGTGGTGGATGCCCTCATGCTGGACGGCGGCGGCTCCACGCAGGGTATCTTTCCCGGCGGGAAGGTCACCAGCACCCGGAAGGTGCCCACGCTGCTGTTGTTCTGGGAGCGTGGCAGCGAGCCTTTGGATGAAGACGCGGCGGCGCTGGAGTGGTGCAAGACCTCCGGCGTCTACACGGGGGCGGACATGCTGGCAATCAATCAGTCTATGACCCGGAAGGACTTAGCGGGCATCTTGTGCCGACTGCAAGAGGTGCTGAATCATGGTTGAGATCAACGCTTACAGCAAAGCCGCCTCCGGGGGCAAGCAGCTTTCCGCCCATTTCAAGGTGCGGGAGTTTGCGTGTGGAGACGGGTCTGACGCGGTGCTGGTGGCTCCCCGGCTGGTAATGGTGCTGGAAACCATCCGCGCCCACTTCGGCGCTCCGGTGGTCATCCACAGTGGCTACCGCACGCCCCAGTACAACGCCAAGGTCGGCGGTGTGGCCCACAGCCAGCACTGCTACGGCATGGCGGCGGATATTTCCGTCAGCGGCCAGAAGCCGGAGACGGTGGCTGCCTTCGCCCGGACGCTGATGCCGGACTGGGGCGGCGTGGGGGTTTATGACAGATTTTGTCATATCGACGTGAGAGAGGCCAAGGCCGACTGGACGGGCTAAACTACTGAGAGGAGGGCCAGAAGATGGCAACATCCACGCGGAAACGCGCTCTGCAAGTCTGGAAAACCCATGGAGAAAACAAACCGAGAGATCCGGGCGCTGTTGTCATCCATGGCCCCGGCCCGGGCGGCGCAGGCCGTCCGGCTGGTGGGTCTTCCACCTGACGAGGAAGCGGCAGTGCTGGCGGTGGACGTCCACGGTCAGAGCTGCCTACAGGCGGCGGCGCTGCTCCACGTCAGCGTGGACGGGTTGGCCAAGATCCGGCGGCGTGCCTACGCCAAGATCGCGGATGATATGCAGGGGTAAAAGGAAAGCCGTGTCCGATTCGGACACGGCTATTTCTTTGGGCAGTTTAAGGGCAGAATACAGGCAGTTTCCGGGCAGTTTGGCTGTCCGGATTTTTTGTATCATGGAGGCATAAAGGAGGCGCACACAATGTATGAACGGCTTTTGGCCTGCGGGTATCCGGCAGAGGTGGCGCGAGATATAATCGCGCAGACGGACCCGGCGGAGCTGGAACGGTGTGTGCGCATGATCGAGCTGCTCTACGATGATCGGAGGGAGTATGTATAGCCACTTCAACCCCAATCCCTGTGGAAAAAATGTGGGGGACTGTACCGTGCGGGCGATCTCTAAGGCAACCGGGATGGAGTGGGGCGAGGTGTATTTACGGCTCTGCATCCAAGGGTATCTGGACGGCGATATGCCGTCAGCCAACGCCTGTTGGGGGCGGTATCTGCGGAGCATCGGATACCGGCGGTACATCGTGCCGGACACCTGCCCGGACTGCTACACGGTGGGTCAATTTGCGGAGGATCACCCCAAAGGCACCTATATTCTGGCTCTATCCGGCCATGTGGTCTGCGTGCTGGACGGCATGATCTGGGACAGCTGGGACAGCAGCAACGAGAACATCTTGTATTACTGGGTCAAGGAGGATGACTAAAATGGCTTACACACCTTACGGATGGCAAAATCCCTATTACGCACCGCCTATGCCGGATAACCTCATGCAGATGCGCCAACAGCAGATGCAGCCTATGACACCCCAGATGCCGCAGGCCCCGCAAAACCCGGTGGCGCAGAGCGGCGTCCAGTGGGTTAGTGGGGAACAGGAGGCCCGAAACTGGATGATCGCGCCCAATGCTGCCGTGGCTTTGTGGGACAGCTCCGCACCGACGGTGTATCTCAAACAGGCGGATGCCAGCGGCAAGCCCTCTCTCACGATCTACGACCTCGTAGAACGCACAGAAACGCCCCGTACAGCGTCCACGGCAGACCCGGTGAAGTTTGTCACGCGGGAAGAATTTGACGCGCTGGCGGCGGTCGTGGACGGAATGAAGGGCAAAAAGAAGGTAAAGGAGGCTGACGCTGATGGCTAACCCCTTTTTTAACGCTTTAGGCGGCGGGAACACGCCGGTAGGCCGGTTCCAGCAGATGATGCAGCAGTTCAACCAGTTCCGGGCCTCGTTTCATGGCGACCCGAAGGCGGAGGTAGAAAAGCTGCTGCAGTCCGGCAGAATGAGCCAGCGGCAGTTGAACCAGTTACAAGAAATGGCGAAGCAGTTTCAAGGACTTATAAAGTAATCAACATCGTGGCCACGATTTGATAATAAAAAACTGAAAGGAGTTATTCTATGTCTCTTTCCTCTGACGGCGCTCCCATGCTGACAATGCCTGTGGCCCCCACCAATGCTGGCGGTAATGGCGGTTTCGGCTGGGGCGACAACGGCGCTCTGTGGCTCATTGTTCTGTTCCTGTTTATCTTTGCGGGTGGCTGGGGCAATGGCTTCGGCAACAACGGCAACGGCGGCGTGGTGGATGGCTACGTGCTGACGTCCGATTTTGCCAACGTGGAACGCAAAATTGATGGCGTGAACGATGGCCTGTGCAACGGTTTTTACCAGCAGGCTCAGCTCATCAACAACACCAACATGGCAATGGCAAACGGCTTTGGGCAGGCCGAGCTTTCCCGCGCCAACCAGCAGGCGGCTCTTATGCAGCAGTTGACTGCCATGCAGATGCAGGCCGCTGAGTGCTGCTGCAACACCCAGCGCAGCATCGAGGGCGTGCGCTATGACATGGCGGCGCAGGCTTGCGATACTCGGAACACGGTGCAGAACGCGACGCGCGACATCATCGACGCAATGAACAACGGATTCCGCGGAGTTGATCAGCGCCTGACCGCACAGGAGATCGCTGCGAAGGATGCGAAGATTGCTGAACAGAACCAGCGTCTTTTTGCTGCTGACCTCGCCGCCTCTCAGTCTGCTCAGACGCTTGATATGCGCAACTATGTTAGCGCACAGTTCGCGTATTACAATCCGCGCCCCGTTCCCTCGTTCAGCGTTCCTGCTCCGTACCAGTATACTGGATGCGGCAATCAGTACAACTGCAACGGGTGCGGCTGCTGACAACTGCATAGCGTAGCTTTTTGCCGATAATGGCAAAATGATCGGCCCCGTGTCGATGCTAAACCAAAGCGGCGGGGCAATAGCCCTGCCGCTGATTTTATGAAAGGAGTTTTCTATGCCTGAATACACTGCGATTGCCACGCAGACTGTGGCGGCAAATCAGAACGTGCTTTTTACCGAGGCACCGATCCCCTGCACTAAGGGCCTTGTGACGCACCGCGCAGGCTCCGGCCTGTTTAACCTCCGTGGTAACTGCTCCCAGTGCCGCGCCCGCTATAAGGTGGACTTTATCGGCAATATTGCCGTAAGCACCGGCGGGACCCCCGGCCCCATCTCCGTTGCCATTGCGGTTGACGGTGAGCCTCTGCCGTCCTCCGTTGCGACGGTGACGCCCGCAGCGGCGGGGGCATTTTTTAATGTGGCGGCATCCGAGTACGTTGACGTTACAAAGGGCTGCTGCGCGTCGCTGTCCATCCGCAACGTTAGTGGCGAGGCCATTGACGTGAGCAACGCGAACCTTATCATTACCAGAGTTTGCTGAGAAAGGAGAACACAATGGGAATGAAATCTATGTATGAACTGCGGGATATGCTCTGCAAGGAACTTGACGAGCTGATCCGCAAGGGCGAGCTGGGTGCTGGGGATCTGGACATTGCCCACAAGCTGACCGATACCATCAAAAACATCGACAAGATCGAGGCAATGGACGAGCGCGGCTATTCCGGGCGCTATCTGGACGATGATCTGCGCGGCTACAGCCGTGGCAGCTCCTATGCCCGGAGACATTATGTTCGCGGCCATTACAGCCGCACGGATGCGACCGAGCATCTGCGTAACCAGATCAACGATATGATGCGGGAGACCGACGACGATCGCATCAAGGACGCTTTGCGCCAGGCAATGGACATGATGGAGGACTAAGGGGGTAGGCCCCAATGATTGACGAGCGAGAAGTGGCGCTATGGATCAAGCGGTTAGAAACAGAAGAGTCCAGCTGGTCAAACTATGAAAAGCTGGCGGCGCTGTATACCATCCAAAACCAGAACCGGGAGCCGGTGAGGGAACCTCGAATGGTTGAGGCGTATTCTGCGGCTCCCGCGCCTGACAGCGATTTCCTCCGGGCGGTGTCTAACGTTGACCCAGCCCGTGCGTGGGAGGTTATGGACGAGCTGATGGACAGCTTGAAAGTGATCAACGAGCGGGTTTACAATAGCGTCATGCGGAAATTGGAAAGCTAAATTTAACCCCTCGGCAAATGCCGGGGGGTTAGTTATATTTTAATGTTAGTGTTGCGACGTGAAAATAAAACTAACTTGGCGTTACAAAAAACGCACCGTCATTGTCTGCGTCGATGCGCTGGATTGTGCGTACCCAGAATTCCTTTTTTGCCTGTCGGTCTAAATCAGGATATTCCTTCAATTCCCGCCGTAATGTTTCAAGGTCAAATTCTTTTATAGGCTCCGGGTTTATTGCCGCGAGCTGCTGTTTCAATTCCGTATAGTCTTTTTTGTATTCTTCGATTTCAATCAAATCCGACAGATACAGGTCTTTCAGTTTTTGCATTTTCCGCTTGATTTGCTCCGCCGTTTTGGGCGGTTTTTTTTCTGCGGTTTTTGATTTGGAGTAATACTTTTTTGCGATCCCCTCAAATTCCCTCAGAAGGTAATCCTCAAGCACATCTTCTCGGATTCTGAGGATGTGCGGGCAGTCGGCTGGGTCAAGTGTGTGCGTTCTGCATCGGTAGTACTTGTACACCTGCTTTACAGTCTCCGGCTGCATATTTCTACCGCACTCCCGGCAACGGAGAATTCCGGTAAACAAATATATTCGATCCGCACTGGCGTTCCGCTGGCTTCGCCGTTCCAAGATTTTCCCAGCAAGGTCGAAGGTTTCTCGATCGACGAGTGCGGGCAATGCGTTTTCCACGCCGAACGCCTCACCTAAGTACAGGCGGCTTCTCAACGCATCCTTGTATTTGTTGTACGAGCGTTTGATCCCCCACTCTGTTGCCATATACCGCCTTAGTGCAAGGATGCTTTGCAGCCGTATAAAGGCTGGGAACATATCTCGCGCCGCATCTGCGGTTTCTTCATCAATGGCGTAGCGCCGGTTCTTCACGCAGATTCCGATAGGAGTTTTCCCGTTGGTGGGCTGGCCCTTTGCCCTCTTGCCCTCGTTGATGGCCTTAATGCGCTCCGATGTGCGGTCAGCTTCGTCCTGCGCTACCGACAACATAATATTGACCTTCAATCGCCCTGATGCAGTCCGCGTTTCGTAGTCCTCTCTGATGGCCTGCCAATCCACATGATTTTTGTCGAGAACCTCTTGCACGGCGTAGTACCCCGCCACATTCCGAAACCACCTATCCAGCTTGACAAAAAGGATGGTGTCGATTTTCCCAGCGCGGCAATCATCAAGCAGGCGCATCAAGGCCGGACGCTTTTTATACGGCTTTCTGGCGCTGATTCCGGCGTCCTCGTAAATGCCCACCACCTCCATGCCGTGTGCGGCGGCATATGCAATCAGGGCTTCCCGCTGGTCTGCCAGGGACAGGCCGTGCTTCGCCTGTTCTTCGGTCGATACCCTGATGTACAGTGCTACACGGATGCGTAGATTATTTGGTAGAGTGACCACTATTTTTTGGCACATGTTATCCCCTCCAAAATCCATAGTTGGCACAATGGATGTCAACCCAAACGCACCAGGCAAAAAGCCCGATGATCAATAGTGACAAACCGAGTATGATCCACCTGTATAGCTTCACGGAGTGCCAAAGATTGCACAGTTCTGTGTCCATCAGGCCGATGGTCTGCCGTTTGTTCTCAAGGCGGTGTTCTAGTCCGTCCTTTTCCGCTTGCAACGTTTCCTCACTGGCCGTCAGATGATCTCCGATGCCGTAAAATTCATCCAGCGACACGCCAAGGACGGCGCATATTGGCCCAACCGTGGAGATATAGGGGGCCTTGGAAGCGTGGGTAAAGAAATTGTTAACGGTAGACGGCGGAATCCCCGATGCTTCAGCTATGTCCTGAATGGTCATACCCAAAGCGTTACGTTTCGCCTTACAAACTTCCTGAATTGTCATAAAAAGTGCCTCCTTACCCCCAAAATCAAAATATGGGTAAAGGCGGCACAAACTTTTAAACGGCTGAAAATGCCAAAAACCAAGCTTTGGGACTTGCCCACCCAACCCTGTTTTTGCTACGCTTTGATTACGGCAAGCCGATACCCCCAAAGGCTTGCCCACCGGCCCTCGCCGTTTGTTGCAGAGGCGGCGGGGGCTTTTTATTTATTTAATCCCAAGCCATTTGCCAATCTTCCGTTGCCGACCGGCTTTCGTGGTGGGGATTCCGGTAACCTTGGAAAATTTTCGCTTCGCCTTGGTAATACCGAGTGCGCGTTTCCAGCTAAAAGACAATCCGGGGATTTTCATCACTGGTTCACCACCTTTTCAATTTTCTCAATCATCTTCGCACATAGTTCTCGTCCGCGCTCTATGCTTTCTTCCGGCATTTGATCGGCATACTCGTCTACGATGGCCGCAACGCCGTGAGCCTTTTTGATTTGCCCACGAGATAGTCCAAGAATATGCACAGTTTCTTTTTGGATGTACCGAGAAAGAAAATTGTTTGTATGGGCAGCTTTTTCATTTCGCAACATTTCGGCGCATTCGTTTGGTGAAACTTGCCTATTTGCAATGCACTTTGTGTCGCCTCCGGCAACCTCCGAAATCCGCCTTACTGTTTGCTCAGCAAGCCCATACCGATAGAAGTACGTTTCGATGTTGTCTGTATCGGCAATAATGCGAATGCAGTCCGCTAATATTTGCGACTGACGCTTTACAAAAGCAATTTCCGAAGCGCTCATTTTTTTCTTACCAAAAAGCGAGCCTAAAATGCTCATTTACCGTCTTCCCCAATCTTTAAAAAAATCGAACATCTTTATACAATGTCCTTTCTATTGGACACATAAAATACTGCCGTTGTTTTTCGTGGAAATGCGCATTGAAACGCAAGAGGGAACGTGTTAAACTGGTTCCACTGAATCGAACGATTGTTCTATTCGGTGGGAAGGAGGAACAAATGGATGAACCTGCAATTTTGCGCCAATCTCTCAATGATGGGTCCTACATATTGTGCAATGAGGCTGAATGTTGTACAATTAAAGAGCGACTAAAGGCAGAAATCGCAACGCTTACAGATAAGCAGGCCGAATATGTTCTGCGGCAGTTGACACTTTTGCTTGAAAAGGAGGCACCATGAACAAACCTGTTTTATACGGATTACTGATGTTTGCCGTGGCTGGCACGACCTTACAATGGTTTTGGGTTTGGCATTTTATCAAGCGCGTATCCGAAATCGAGGAAAAGTTTTTGCGCGAGTTAGCAATACTTTCCGAGCAGATACCCGCCGATCATGCAAAGCACGCTTGTCAGGATACCGCCCCAAAAGTATAATCTGGCCTTTCTCTCCGCAGCAATCTTTTCCTCTTGCAGTTTGGAAAACCTTTCTACAACGGGTGGAATGATTCCACCCGTTGCAATCTCTGGCACTTCAATATGAATCCCGGATAAATCTTTCTTCATCATAGCACCTGCTTTGCACTTAGTACGATTGGCAAAAGTTTTCTGCATTGCTCATCTGATAGGCTATCAATTGCACCCAGCAACGCTTTCTTTGCGTCACTTACGCCCTCGATCTCCGGATCGGGGGTTTCTTTTATGCTCTTATCTTCCGTTTTGCCCTGGAGCCATTCAACGGATACATTGTATTCTTCGGCTATTTGGTACAGCTTTTTATTGTATGAAATGCTGCTTCCGTTCTCCCACATAGCAACGATTGCGCCATCGTTGTATCCAATCTTCTTTGCAAATTTCGTTTTTGCGCCATGCACATATTTCCCATCTGGACCCTTGGGGATAAGGCTTAATATGCGCTCCAACACAATGTCCATAAATAAACCTCAGATTTGTCACATTCGCCAAAGTTAAAAAAATTTAGGAATCGCTATTGCAAAGTTAAATTTTGTGAGGTATCATATACCTAAGCCCACCGGAAAAGGGTACACGAAAACCAGCCCCCATAAAAGCGGCTTTTGCAATGTCTTTTGGCGATTTCATTGTAATACGCTTTCCGGGTCGTGTCAAGCGTGATTTCTCACATTCATGAGGTTTCGGCGGGTATTGACTGCGGCAGAGATAAAAAACCGCCCCGAAGTCTCTGCAACAAACTTCGGGGCGGTTGGAAGCGAACTCGTTTGCTAAATGGAATACCCCTCTGCAACAGAGTACGCCATTTGGCGCGTAGTTTAACTCCCATGCTTACCATACCACATATTTCTGCCGCAGTCAATGAATTCTCACACCGAAAGGAGGGCACATGACTTGGCATTGAAGGAACTTCGAGAACGCTCCAGCCTGACCCGTGCACAGGTAGCGAAGAACCTGAATGTGGACTTGTCCTGTGTGACGCATTGGGAACTGGGCGACTGGCGACCGGCACGTAAGTACCACAAGAAGCTGGCGAGGATGTACGGCGTGACGGTGAACGAACTGTTCGAATCCAGCGATGGGGAATAAAAAATGCCCCGTCCGGTGTTGCAGACCGGGCAGGGCGGCGGAACAAATCTTAGGCTCAGATATGTATCCTGTGGCTATTTTAGCACAGGGGAAAGGAAAAGGCAATGGCGAAGAAACGAAAAATCGAATACCGGGTGATCTGGGTGTCTCCGCCTGACCCGGTGAAGATCATGACGGAGTTCGGCAAGATCTGGTCGAGGGAGCATGGCCTTGAGTTTGACGGTGTTTACACCAAAGAGGGGGACATCAAACAATGAGCTGGAACCTGTTTTTTATGAACCTGGGCGTGGCGTATGCGGCCACTTGGGTATTCAAGGTTGTAGATTTCATCGAAGGAGGGAATCCGCATGAGAAAGCATGATCGGCGCACCAGAGAGCAGCGGAAGGCGGACGCCTCCGCATGGATTGGCTTTATGAGTTTTCTGGCCCTGCTGCTGATCGCCATTGCGTATATGGTGGTGAGTGCGCGATGAACAGGAAGGACCGGCATGAGCGCCATCCGCTGGATCTCTGCCCGGTATGCGGCATGGACAGCGGTGAGCGGGTGCAGTCTACGGACGCACCGTTTAAGCACTATGTACGGTGTTCCACTTGCGGGGCTATCACAGCGGGTTACGCCCAGCAATCCAACGCCACGAAGGCGTGGAAGAGAGGGGATGCGTGGAAATGAAGATCTATCCGGTGTGCGCGAGATGTTCCATCGTCATGACCCCCAATGCGTTTGACGATGTGGCTCCGGGGTTTTTGATCAACGGCGAGTGCTACTGCCCGGAGTGCGCGAAGGATTGGCTCAAGGATGAAGTTGACAGCGATCCGGAAGCCGTGGCACGGGCCATGGGGATCGCGATCATCGACATCCCGGAGGACTGATATGAACCAGTGTGAGCGGATCTTGAAGTATCTGGATGAACACGGCAGTATCACACGGGCCGAGGCCATGAGCGAGTGCGGCATCGCCAATTTCACGGCGCGGGTCTCTGACTTGCGGCGGGACGGCGTGGCGCTGGACGTGGAGACGGTCACACAGAAGAACCGCTACGGCGAGACCGTGCGGTTTGCGAGATATAGGAGGAAAGAATGAACCTTTACGAAATTGACGCGGCCATTACGGCCCTGGTAGACCTGGAGACCGGCGAGGTCAGCGACTTTGACGCCTTCGACCGGCTTAGCATGGCGCGGGATCAGAAGATCGAGAACATCGCGCTATATTACAAGAATCTGGTGGCGGATGCCGCTGCGTACAAGGCTGAGAAGCTCGCCTTTGCCGAACGGCAGAAGGCGGCAGAGAACAAGGCCCAGCGGCTCAAGGACTATCTGGCGTATGCCTTGCAGGGGCAGAAATTTGAATCTCCCCGCTGCGCGGTGAACTTCCGCAAGACTACCAGCGTGAATGTGGCTGACCCTGACGCTGTTTTGGCGTGGCTGCAGGACCATGCACATGAGGATTGCATTCAGTACGCAGAGCCGACCATCAGCAAGCCGGGACTTGCCAAGATCCTGAAAACAGAATCCGTCCCCGGTGCGGAGCTGGTGGATGGTTATAGCGTGGGGGTGAAGTGATGAATATCTTTGAAAGCATTACCGCGATCATGCAAGAGATCCCGGCGATTGGGAAGGAAAAGGAGAACCAGCAGCAGGGCTTTAAGTATCGCGGCATCGATGATGTGATGAACGCTTTGCAGCCGATTCTCTCCAAGCACAAGGTTTTCGTTGTGCCGGAGGTCATCGATCAGTCGCGGGAGGACCGCGTGACCAACAAGGGCGGTACGCTGCTGTATTCCATGCTGAAAGTCAAATACACGTTTTACGCAGAGGACGGTACCAGTGTTTCAGCGGTGGTGATCGGCGAGGGCATGGACAGCGGGGACAAGGCCAGCAACAAGGCGATGGCGATTGCTATGAAGTATGCGTTCTTCCAGGTGTTCTGCATCCCCACTGAGGAAATGAAGGACCCGGACGCGGAAACGCCGGAGCCGAGCAGGCCGAAGGAACCGGCGATCCCAACGCGGCAGAAGCCGGGGTACAGACTTCCCCCGCAGGGTGACGCTACTGTTATTTGTGAGCGCTGCGGCGGTCAGGTGATGGACTACTTTGACGGCAGAGCCACGGTGAAGGCGGCACGTCTGGCGGCGAGAGCGAAGGAACTGTACGGCCATGCGCTGTGCGAGAAGTGCGTAGCCGAGGCCAAGGAGGCCAACGATGCAGCAGGTTAACGCCACATCGTTCCGCTGGACGATGGATGCCGCCGGAGACTGGCTGTGCATCCAGACCAACAAAGCCCGACAGGTGCTTGACAGCCTGATAGAGGGCAAGCTTTATGACGTGGAGATTAAGGAACACCGGGAGAAGCGGAGCCTCGATGCGAATGCGTACTTTTGGGTTCTGGTTGACCGGCTGGCTGAAAAGCTGCGGATTCCCAAAACGGAAATCTACCGACGGTATATCCGAGAGATCGGCGGCAATCATGAAATGGTCTGCGTGATCGATTCAGCCGTGGAAAAGCTGCGGAACGGGTGGGAACACAATGGGCTTGGCTGGCAGACGGATACCATGCCCAGCAAGATTCCCAACTGTACCAATGTGATTTTGTACTATGGCTCAAGCACCTACAACACCCGACAGATGTCGCATTTGATCGATATGGCGGTGCAGGACTGCCAGGAGCAAGACATTGAGACCCTGCCTCCGGACAAGCTGGCAGGGATGATGGAGGAATGGGGCCGATGAGCAAGAGCATCATGCAAGACCGCCGGGAGTGCTACCTGACCAGCTTTACAGAGCGGTTGGCAAAGCACCACGTCTACGGCGGAGGTAGACGGCAGCTATCCGAGAAATTGGGTTGCTGGGTGTATCTTCGCGCCGACTGGCACAACATGGCCGACTACGGCGTTCACGGCAAGAATGGCCACGAGCTGGACTTGCGCTTGAAACGCGAGTGCCAGCAGCGGTTTGAAGAACTGTATGGCCATGAGAAATTCATGGAAGTTTTCAAAAAAAATTATTTGGGGGAATGAATATGCTGAACAGAATTATTGTGATGGGCCGGATGACCCGTGACCCTGAATTGCGCCGCACTAACAGCGGCACGGCGGTGGCATCCTGCACCGTGGCGGTTGACCGGGATTTCAAGTCCCAGTCCGGCGAGAAGGAAACGGATTTCATCGATGTGGTGGCATGGCGCAACACCGCCGAATTTGTAAGCAAGTATTTCTCTAAGGGCCGCATGGCCGTGGTGGAGGGCCGCCTGCAGATCCGGGACTGGACGGACAAGGACGGCAACAAGCGCCGCACCGCCGAGATTGTGGCCGACAGCGTGTACTTTGGCGATTCCAAGCGGGACGGCGGCGACAACCCCGGTTATGCACCGGCACCCTCCGGCGGTTTCAGCGAGATCGAGGACGATGGGAACCTCCCGTTCTAAGGCGGTGGGCGAATGCCGAACAGGATCATCAAGGATAGCATCAGGACGAGTAAAAGCATCAACGCAATGTCGGACTTTCAGTTCCGATTGTGGGCGTACCTGATTACCTACGTTGATGATTATGGGCGCGGCAGCGCAGACCCGGAATTGCTCAAAGGCTTTGTATTCCCCCGCAGAAAAGGTGTGACTGAGGAAACGATCAGTAAGACGCTTGCAGAATTGGCGACTATAGGCTCTGTGATCCTCTATGAAGTTGACGGAGAACCGTACCTATGTTTTCCAAACTGGAGCGAGCACCAGACGGTGAGGAACAAAGTAAGCAAATTCCCGGCACCTGCTGACGGATTGATTACATCTGAAATCAATTGCAATCAATTGCAAGCAAGTGAAAGCAAATGCGCCCGTAATCCAATCCAGAATCCAGAATCCAGAATCCAGAATCCGGAAGAAGTAGGCGGCGAGCCGCAAGCGGCATCCCCGCCGGTGGTTTCCATCCCGCTCAATGATGGAACTGAATATCCGGTGTCTCAGGCGCAATGCCAGGAATGGGCGGGTGTGTACCCTGCTGTCGATGTGATACAGCAATTGCGGGAGATGCGGGAATGGTGCCTGAATAACCCGGCGAAGCGGAAAACGGCGCGTGGTGTGCGCGGATTCATTACTCGCTGGCTTGCCAAAGAACAGGATCGCGGTGGCCGTAAGGGGGCAAAAGGCCCCGGCAACAAATGCGAGGACGCTTGGGGGTATGTGTGATGGCGGGAGATTTTAAGCTGGCTGATCTGGTGCGCCCGTGCCGGAGATGGAAGGCGGCAAGGACGCCGGAGGTGACGTACCAGTCTCAGCAGCTTTGTTGGGACTGCGCTAATGTATACGGCGGCTGCGAGTGGTCGGCGCGGTTTGAGCCGGTCCCCGGATGGGATGCGATAGCCACAACACGGACGGTCAGCGGGAAGTTTGTAGAGAAATCTTTCAGCGTCCGCGCCTGCCCAAAATTCAGGAGGGGATAACGATGAAGTGTGAACTTTACCACGATAATTTTCAAAATTTTAAGCGATACAATGTACCGAAAGCACAACTTGTGATCGCGGATATTCCGTACAACATCGGTGCGGATGCATACGCTTCTAACCCTATGTGGTACAAGGACGGTGACAACAAGAACGGAGAAAGCAAGCTGGCGAAGCAGAGCTTTTTTCACACGGACGGGAATTTTCGCATTGCGGAGTATATGCACTTCTGCAACCGGATGCTGCGGAAGGAGCCGAAGGAAAAGGGGCAGGCACCGGCCATGATCGTATTCTGCGCCTTTGAGCAGATGCAGACGGTGATCGAGTACGGAAAGCAATACGGGTTTATGAAGTCTTACCCCTTGTTTTTCGTAAAAAACTATTCGGCGCAAGTGCTGAAGGCCAACATGAAAATTGTCGGCGCGACGGAGTTTGCCGTTGTCCTCTACCGGGACAAGTTGCCGAAATTCCGCAACGTGGGGGCAGACGGAGAGCGGCACATGGTATTTGACTGGATCTCGTGGGAGCGTGACAAGCGCAGCGAGTATCCGAAGGTACACCCAACGCAGAAGCCGATTGGTGTCTTGAAAAAGCTGATTTCCGTATTTACGGATCCCGGCGATGTGGTGATTGACCCTTGCGCTGGCAGCGGGTCTACGCTCCGGGCCGCATATGAGTTAGGGCGCAATGCCTACGGCTTTGAGGTTGATAAGGCGTTTTACAAAGCGGCACAGGGGGAAATGCTTGCACCACTGTTTGAAAAGCCGGAATTTGAGCAAATGCGAATGGGAGAAGCAACATGATCCGGCTTGTGATTGACATTTACGATGGCGAGGACACACAGGGAACGAAGGAGGCGGTGGCCATGCTGCTGGAGCCTCTGGGCCGCGTCCGGGTGGTCAGCGTCATTACCGATGGCAAGGGGGAGAAGCGGTGATTGCATTTGAGATCCCCTATCCGGCAACAAAACGCGGTAAAGCGGCGTGGAACAAGCGGTTTGGCCTGAACGCGTATTACGCCGGTAAGCATTGGTCACAGCGGAAGAAGGACGCGGAAGAGCTACATACCTTGGCCCACTGGGCAATGCGCAAAGCAGGTGTTACAAAATGCCTGGTAAATTACCCCGTAGAGGTGACGTTTTTCTGGAATGACAATTTGGACGTTGACAATCACGGCGCGCTGGGCAAAGCCTTTGTGGACGCGATGAAAGGCTATATTTTGCCGGATGATAACCGCAAATGGTTCCGTGCCGTGGAACACAAATTTTGGGGCGGAGATACGATCCGCGTGGAAATTGAGGAGGCAGAATGATGGACGCTGTGGAGTTTTTGGACAAGGTTGACCGTCTCAGCAAAAGGGGATCTCCCGAAGAAAAAATGCGCTACAACGCTTATAGGGTAGCTGGAGATAACACGGGGGCGGTGGAGTATGTGGAGCAGTTGGACGACATGCACCCCATCAAAACCCGCCAGAGTGAGTTCTTGAAGCTGTTCCCGTACGCACGTGTTAAAAAAGCGAATGGGTTACCGATAGTCAGCCCTTGCGACCTCGACGTCAAGCTGGCGGGCAAATGCGGGGAGATTCCTTGCCAGGAGTGCTGGAAGAAATTCTGGCTTGCGGAGGTGGAGGACGTATGAAACTATTGATCGGCGGAAGCCCCTGCACACATTGGAGCATCGCGCAGACGAAGAACCGCGAAACCGAAGCCAGCGGCATAGGCTGGGAGCTGTTTCTAAACTACCGTATCGCCCGCGACAAGTACAAGCCGGATTTCTTTCTCTACGAGAACAACAAGTCCATGTCGCCCGCTATTCGAGCGCAGATCACGGCGGAGCTTGGCGTGAAACCCGTGCTTATCAACTCCGCACTGGTATCGGCGCAGAACCGCCAGCGGCTGTATTGGGCGGGCAAACGGAACCCGGACGGCACATACAGCCAAGTGGCAGTGGAGCAGCCGGCGGATCGTGGGATCCTCCTGCGGGACATTTTGGAAAGCGGCGTCTGCTGGAGGGAAAAGGCGTATACGCTGAAAGCCAACTACTTCAAATCTTCCGCCACAAGCGCCATGGACGGAGGGCACTTCCCTGCACCTATGGCGGCGGAGCCGGTCAACATGACAGCGGACGGGAAAGCGCAATGTCTGCGGGCTACCTACTACAAAGACGGTATCCGTAACATGGTTGGCAACACCATAGACCGCAAGACCTGTGTAGCGGAGCCGGTCAGAATCGGCACCATCGATAGTAAGGCTGAGAACACAGACTTTGATAGCCAGCAATACCGTGTTTACAGCCCGGATGGCAAAAGCGTGACCCTCTGCGGTAACGGCGGTGGCGTGGGTGCAAAAACCGGGCTTTATGCCGTGCCTGCGGCAGTTGAGTACAACCCACTGCATAGTTGCGACGTTGTGGTTACAGATCAGAATATCCGCTGTACCTATAAAGACGGCAGCGGCACCGCGCAAGGGTACACCGTAACATTTGATGATGTAAAATCTCCGTCTGTTATCGCAGGCCACGCACACAAGATGAAATTGATTGAGCGAGCAACGGACAAAAAACAAATGCCGGTTTACGAGGTTCGCGGCGGGCAAATCACCATCAAGGGCAAGGAGTACCCCATTAAACTGGCAGACGGCTTTTACATCATTCGCAAGCTGACGGTCCGCGAGTGTATGCGCCTCCAGACCGTGCCGGACACATACGCCTTTCCCGTCAGCGACACCCAAGCATATAAAATGCTGGGCAACGGCTGGACGGTGGACGTGATTGCCCACATTATGAGCCATTTTACCGGACTGACGAAAGAACCGGTGGAAGTGCTATCCATGTACGACGGCATGAGCTGCGGTCATATCGCACTGGACAAGCTGGGCGCGGAGATCACCGCCTACTATGCAACCGAGATCGACAAGTACGCCATCCAAACCACACAGCACAATTACCCGGAAACGGTGCAGTTGGGGGATGCGTTTCAGGTGCGGGGCGATGATTGGAGATTGGAGAGTTTATGAGCGATTTGGAGCAGACCGCAATCGAGCGGCTGAAAGCGGCATCGGATATGAGCCTGCGGCTTTTTGAGAATCCGTTGGTGATCACCTACTCCGGCGGAAAGGACAGCGACGTGCTGCTGCATCTGGCGGAGAAAAGCGGCATCCCATTTGAGGTTCTGCACTCCCTCACCACAGCGGACGCACCGGAGACGGTGCGCCATGTGTACGATACGTTTTATCGGCTGGAATGCAAGGGCATCAAGTGCGACGTGGACAAGCACGTCCAGCCGGACGGCTCCCGTATGACCATGTGGAAACTGATTCAAAAGAAGCTCATGCCGCCCACACGCCTGATGCGGTACTGTTGCGCCGTCCTTAAAGAGGGGGGAGGCAAGAATCGGTTTATCGCTACGGGTGTTCGCTGGGCGGAATCCACGGCCAGGAAACGCCGTGGCGGCTTAGAGGTATTAGCGTCTAAGCCGCAAAGCAACCTGATCTTATCAAACGATAACGACGAGGATCGCCGATTATTTGAAACCTGCCAGCTCAAGGAGAAGCGAGTAGTAAACCCCATTGTGGACTGGCAAGCGGCAAATATTTGGGATTACGTCGGCGCAGAAAAAATACCCATGAATCCGCTGTACTGCGAGGGATTCTGCCGGGTGGGCTGCATTGGCTGCCCCATGGCATCCAAAACCAGAATCATGGAATTTGCTCGCTACCCAGAGATCAAGACAGCGTGGATCCGTTCGTTTGACAAAATGTTGATAATGCGGATCGAAAGGGGCATGGAGGCATACTCTTGGCGCTCCGGCGTGGATGTATTCCACTGGTGGATGCAGGACGGCGTTTTGCCGGGGCAGGAAGTATTAGACGGATTTGAGGAGGACGTATGAAAGATCAAGAACTCGTAAAAGCACTGCGGGAACACGCAGAATGGCAGCGCGGCAACGAATGGGAGACACCGATCACGCTGGGCGATGATCTGGCGGAAGCCGCCGACCAACTGGAGAATCAAAACGCACACATCGCGGCGCTCCAGCAGGAAATTGAGAAGCTGCGGGCGCAGAATGGGCAACTTATGTCGATAATTGCGGATATTACTACAGCCGGAAAGACGTGGATGTGCCAGTATTGTGCTCATTGCAAGGGCATCGTAAGCGGCATGGCTGACTGCGATTCCAAGGAGCCGTGTGTTATGCCATATGGTCAGTTTGAGCTAAAAAGACCGGAACCGCCGAAGGAGGAAAGGTAAATGAAAAGACTTACAACTAATTGCCCGGATAACAACCTTGATGCCGCCCTGAATCTGTTTTACATCAAAGACTTCGAGACGTGGGTGCGGGGCGGAGGTGATGGCCCGGATTACCCGGACATCCGGCTCTACGATTTTATCCGCAAAGCCGCAAAGATTTTACTGCCGGACTTGGACTTTCCAATGGATGATGATGGCGTAGACTATGCGATGGGTGAACTTTTGCTGGACGGCCCTGATGAGCCGACAGGCCTGCTTGCCCTGCTATATACCGCAGCATGGTCATACGCAGAACTGCGTGGCAGGCTCATGCAATATGAGGACACGGGGCTGGAACCGGCGATGTGTGCCAATTACAAGACGTTTGAGGATGAGGCCATCAGTAAGGGCGTGCCATTCAAACGCATTGTTGCGCTGATGGAGGCCGACAGAGCCGGACGGCTGGTGGTGCTGCCGTGCAAGGTGGGCGATACGCTATGGGTGACTGGCCGTGACAATGTGCCGCGAGAAATGGAGCTTGAAGCCCCGGACATCAGAACTGTTTGCACGGATGAGGATAATCTGTGTATGTCAACGTGCAATCGCAAGCCGGACGGGTTCTGCGCGTATCGTCTGCGTAATGATGGTGCAGACATCGGCAAGACCGTATTCCTCACCCGCGAGGAGGCGGAGCGTGCATTGGAGGCGAAGAAGGATGAGTAAAGCTGTTATGCTGAGCATCCGCCCGAAGTGGTGCGCGAAAATCATCATTGGCAGAAAAACTATGGAATTGCGCAAGTCCGTGCCGAAACTGGAGGTACCGTTTAAGTGCTATATCTACTGCACAAGTGGTCATCCGTATATCTCCGTAAAGGGTGGAAATCTGGACAGGGATACCGTCCGGACCAATACGGCCGGCAGATGCAACGGCAAGGTTATCGGCGAGTTTGTGTGCGACTACATCCTACAACGATGTGAGATGGCAAATGCAGACATTGCCGAACAGCAATCCTGTGTTCGCCGCGAAGATATCTATTTCAAATATTCCGAAGAGGGAAAACGCTATATTTACGGCTGGCATATCTCCGACCTGCTGATCTATAACCAGCCAAAGGGGTTGGACGAGTTTACTCGGCTGCGTGAAACGAAATTTGGCTCGGAGCCGGTGACAATCAAGCGCCCGCCCCAGAGCTGGTGCTATGTGGAGGCGATGAAGGATGGCAATTAGCAAATCAAAGCGTGAAGCGGTCTACCGAAAGTATAATGGCCACTGTGCGTATTGTGGACGCGAAATCGCCTACAAGGATATGCAGGTAGACCATTTCCACCCATTGAGAGCGTGGGGTATTGAGGACACCGGTACAGACGATCTCGACAACCTCATGCCAGCCTGCCGGATGTGCAACCACTACAAGCGTGCAAATTCGCTTGAAACTTTTAGACGCTACATCGCAGAAATTCCGCGAAAGCTGCGCGAGAACTATATCTACAAGATTGGCGTGGTTTATGGCAATGTCATCGAGGCTGAAAAACCGATTGAGTTTTACTTTGAGACGCAGGAAAGGAAGGAGGGCTGACCATGGATGAATACATTAAGCGGGAAGCACTGGTGCATAGGCTAAAAAGCCCGTATTTGTTTAATATTACCCAAAGAATTTTTGATATTATATCGGAAATTCCAGCCGACGACGTGGCCCCAATCGAAGCGCTGGAGCGCCTGCGGGACGAGATGTGCGCACAAGACCTAATCACCATGGAGGGGCTGAGAAGGCTGAACACGCTGATTTGGAAATACACAACGGTGCATGATGGAGGTGCTGATCATGGCTGAATACATTGAGCGCAGTGCGGCAATTAAGGCCGCGAAACACGCCTGGGCAAAAGGGCTTGAACCGTCGCAGTATATTGAGGCTCTGCCCGCCGCCGACGTGGCCCCGGTGGTGCGGTGTAAGGACTGCAAGCATAAAGGGTGGGTACAGGAGCCGTGCCACGGTAAGAGCGTTGATTATTGCAAAGTCTGGGACTGCACTTTGCGGAATCTGGAAACTACATTTTGCAGCTACGGTGAGAGAAAGGACGGCGGGGATGGCTAAACGATCCGCCTATTTGCAGCGGCGGGATGCGGAGCTGGATGCGGTCTTTTGGGCCGGTGCTGCGATGGCAGCGCAGTTTGCCGTTGACACTTTGCAGATGACCATGCACCAGCAGGAAGGCTGGGGCTATGATCGAATCATGCGCGTCACGAATGAGTGGATGGAGACCCAGCGAGAATACAGACCTGCCTTAAACTGCAAGGACCCGGAGGCAGATGTCCGGCAGGTGCACATGGATCGGGTGCTGGCGGAGATCATCAGCGGGAAGGCAGAGATGATCCCCTTCCCGGACAGATACAAGGATCTGAAAAAGGTCCGTTATGGGAGGTAACTATGCAGAAGGAAGATATATCGCTCCTGCGCATCTACGCAAAGAATGATATGAATTGCGTGAAAACAGCAAAGGAGATGGATATCCATCACAACAGCGTGATCTATCGGCTGGGCAAGATCAAGACGGAAACCGGGCTGGATGCGCGGAAGTTCTGGGACTTGGTGAAGCTGCTGGAAATGGAGGAATCATGAAACTTGGACAGGTGGTTCGGGCTATGGGAGGTGGTTATGTGAGTACATTCCCGGAACGGCTGCGGAAGTTAAGGGAATCTGAGCGGCCTGCTAAAAGCATGAGAGTGAAAGCGGAGCTGATTGGGATCGGGCATGATACGCTGCGGAAGTACGAAACCGGGGAGAATGAACCGGCTCTCAGCCAGTTAAAGCTGATAGCGAATCATTACCACGTCAGCTTGGATGAGCTTGCATGGGACGAAGGCGAGCGAGAGAGTAAACCTTTATAGTATCGCAAAAAAAATTGGTCTTTGCCCCCAATTCGGGGCAAGCGTAGAAAAATATGTGTCAGAATGAGGGTGCGGGGTTATATCCGTATCCTCATTCCATCCATCCTTTCTTTCCTCCTGACCCCGGCGGATGCCGGGGATATGCAGACGTAGCTCAGTTGGCAGAGCACCGCGCCAGGAGGTATGCGCTGGTTCAAGTCCAGCCGTCTGCACCATGGCAGGGAGCGTTTCGGGGTGATACGCCTCTGCCCCTGTTCGTAAAATATAAGCTGCGGCCTGTAAAAACAGCTCGTCTCCGGCAACTGGTCCTTGCCCTTGATGCCCCGGTGCAATTCCGGTTTGGTATAGGACCCCTCGCACCTCTCAACGATGTGGCCCAGAGGGGACATTCACGGCATAGGTGCCCCGTAAGGGGAGACCACAGCGAGTGACGGGGAATTTCCCCGAAGCGCTAAAGCAGGGCAGGACTGCAATGCCGTACCATCCCGGCCAGCGGGCGAGGAAGCGTAAAAAGCTAAGTATCAGGCGGCTGGTATAATTGCCAAGTTCTTGATGGCTGGTAGGAAGGCGCAGCGCAGCCGGGAGCCGATAAAAAAGATTTCGCGTACCATGTTTAGCTTTGGAAGAGCCGGATACGCAAGAGGTGTATGCCCCTCGGGGCGGGTAAAGTCTGCTATGTAAGGCCAAGGGGCGGGGGCTGGTAGCAAAACGAGGTGATGCCTTGTGATCGGAAAATTTTATACGCTGGAAGAAATGGACAAGCAGGTAAAAATCAATATGCGTCTGCTTGAAAAATTTAAGACCCAGCTTTGGGCTGAGTACGGATACACCGCGGAAAACATCATGAAGATGTTTGATACGCTGTATGAAGAACAACAGGAAGTAATGCCGTTACCGTGGTATGAGTATTGCTGCGGTGTAAGTGACACAAAAAAATGGAGTGGTGACAATGGCTGCAAGGCTGACAGACCGTCAAAAGAAGAAAATACTGGCGGACTATGTGCAGACCATCAACTATTGCGCCACAGCGAAAATCAACGGTGTGTCCGCAACGACCGTTAAGAACCTCGTGCGGGCGAATGCCGACATTGTGGAAAAGTGCGAACAAAAAAAGGAAGAGAATACCGCCGATGTATTAGCGTACATGGATAAGCACAAAGACCTTGTGTGTTCGTTCATCGGCAAGGGGCTTGAAATGCTCAACGACCCGGAGAAGCTGGCGGCGGCAAATCTCAGCCAGATCACAACGGCAATGGGGACGCTGATCGACAAGTGGGCGATGATCGGCGGCAGCCCTACCGACACGGTGAAGGAAGATGCGCTCAGTCAGAGCCTAAAGGAAATGGCAAAGGAGCTTGAGAGCGATGATTAGCCCAAAGCAAGCAAAAATCCTTGCTTTCCAATATTCCAAGTATGACGCGCTAATCTGCGATGGTGCTGTGCGTTCCGGTAAGACCTCTATCATGATGTGGGCGTTTGTCTGCTGGGCGATGGAAAATTTCAGCGGTCAGCGCTTCGGCGTGTGTGGGCGCACGGTGGATAGCTGCACCAAGAACATCATCGTGCCGTTCACGGCGATGAGCCTTGCGAAAGAGCGCTATATCATCCGCTGGCGGCGCGGCGATAAGGTGATGGAAGTGCGGCGCGGAGCCGTGACGAATTACTTTGAGGTGTTCGGCGGTAAGGACGAGGCGAGCTATACACTGATCCAAGGCCGGACGCTGGCGGGTGTGCTGCTGGACGAGGTGGTACTGATGCCGCGCTCGTTCGTGGAACAGGCACTTGCACGATGCTCTGTGGATGGAGCAAAACTGTGGTTCTCTTGTAATCCAGGAAGCCCGCACCATTGGTTTTATCAGGAGTGGATAAAACGGCACAAAGAACGCAACGCGCTGTATCTGCACTTTGAAATGCGAGACAATCCGGGACTAAGCGAACGAACGCTTGAGCGCTACGAGAATATGTACGCAGGAATTTTCTATGACCGCTATGTACGGGGCCTGTGGGTAGCTGCGGAAGGCGTTGTCTATAAGGACTTTGCCAATAACACAGAAAAGTACCTGATTGGTGATCCGCTGCAATGGGCGGCGGAGAACAGTACCAGGTTCTCCATCATTTCTATTGGAGTTGATTTTGGCGGGACGAAATCAGCGACAAAGTTTCAGGCGACCGGCATCACGCCGGAGTTTCGAGTGGTGGCCCTGGAGGAAGAATACATCAAAAACGAAGAGATTGACCCTGATGCGCTGAACCGGCGCTTTTCTACGTTTTGCCGCTTGGTCACATCAAAGTATGGCAATAGCCAGACACGTGCAGACAGTGCGGAGACGGTGTTAATCAGGGGCCTTGCCCACACGGCGCAGGTGCAACAGCTTGGCACGCAGGTTAAAAACGCCCTAAAGCTGCAAATCACAGATCGGATCAGGCTTGTGGTCCTTTTGATGAAGCAGGGCCGCTTCAAAGTATCACGGAATTGCCCACATCTTATTGATGCGCTGCAATCCGCAATTTACGACCCGGATAAATTTGAGGACGAACGCCTCGATGATGGCACGTCTGACATTGACAGCCTCGATGCTATGGAATATTCCCTGGAGCCTTACTATAAAGCCCTTGAACAGGCGGGGCATAGAACAGGAGTTACCGCATGAGTAATGCAGTCATTATCAAACTAAATGAGCTTGGCTATACCACGATCTCCGAATCGTTTTACAGCAAGGTTGCGGAGTGGAAAAGCTGGTATCAGGGGAATGTAAAGGGCTTCCACAATTACCGCGTCCGTAACGGTGAAAGCATGGTCAACTGCAAGCGGTATTCCCTTGGAATGGGAAAGAAGCTGTGCGAGGATTGGGCCAACTTGTTGATGAACGAGAAGGTACAGATCACCCTTGAAGGGCAGAAGGAACAGGAGTTCATCGACCGCGTTTTGACCGAAAACAATTTCACGGTCAAGGCAAACGAGATGCAGGAAATGAAGTCCGCGCTTGGCACGGTGGCCTATATCCCGCGCGTCATCGGGCAGGAGATCAGCGAAAGCGGGGATATTGTCCCCGGCAATGCATCCGGTATCGTGCTGGACTATGTGACCATCGAAAATATTTACCCGCTGGCATGGCAGAACGGATTTATCAGTGAGTGCGCGTTTTCCTCCGTGGTGACACGCAACGGGCACGATTACCTGTATCTCCAAATCCACCACAAGGACGATGGCGGAAGCTATATCATCGACAACCGCATTTATCGTTATGATAACAAGATGCTGTCTGACGAGCAGCTTGCTAACGTCAAGGGCTTTGAGAATATTCCGCCTGTGGTGCATACCGGCAGCGACAAGAGGCAGTTTGTTATTGACCGGCTTAACATTGCCAACAATTTCAACTATCTCCTGCCGACTGGCATTGCAGTGTATGCAAACGCTATTGACGTGCTACAAGGCGTGGATATTGCCTATGACAGCTATGTAAATGAGTTCCGGCTGGGCAAAAAGCGTATCATGGTCAAGCCCTCTGCGGCAAAGTACCTTGACGGCGCACCGGTATTTGACCCATCCGATGTGGCGTTTTATGTGCTGCCGGAGGATGTGAGCGACGGCTCGGTCATTACCCCTATCGACATGACGCTTCGGACGGCTGAGCACAACACGGGCATTCAGGATCAGCTTAACATCCTGTCCAGCAAATGCGGATTCGGCGAAACCTATTACCGTTTCGACGGCGGCAGCGTGGCTACGGCTACGCAGGTCATTAGCGAGAACAGCACCATGTTCCGCACAATCAAGAAGCATGAGATCATCCTCGAAGATGCACTGGTGGAGCTGTGCCGCATTCTTCTGCGACTTGGCAATACCGCGATGGGCGCGGGGCTGAATGAAAATGTGGAAATCAGCATTGATTTTGACGATAGCATCATCGAGGACAAGCAGACCGATTTTTCCCGGGATATGCAACTTTTGCAGGCGGGCATTATGAACGATTGGGAGTTCCGCATGAAGTGGATGAATGAGGACGAGGCGACCGCAAAGGCTGCGCTGCCGAAGATGCAGGACATGACAACCGAAGGCCAAGAGGAGGTAAAGTGATGGGCTATGGAGAAAGCGCCGGTACTTTTTGGATAAACATCGGGACTGAGGAAAATCCGGAATGGGCTTATTTGGGTCAGAGGAAATGATCCGATACCCGTTTACGCCTGGACTGCTTGACGCACTTCCCGAAAAACTGGCGGAGCTGTACCGCGGTCTTGGACGGGCAACATCAGAGCAGCGCAGGATTATGGGAAATATGAGCGCTGCCATCTCCGAAGATGCGCATAAAACCGCGCCAAAATTTAAGTTGCGCTCTGATGGAATTGTGGAATATACATACACAGAAACGCGAAATTATGCTCACGTTCACGGCGGTAAAATGCAGTCGGAAGAGAAAAACGATATTGTGGAACGGAAAACTGTTTTTACTGGGACAATCGACAAAGACGGCCTCCTGAGAAAGGGAAAATCGAGCAAAGAAGAACGGATAATTAAACGCGGCAGAGAACCGCACAGGAGAAAATAATTGGCGGACGCGACGCAAGCAGCGGAATGAGCGTAAAGAGTTATGATTAACTTTGAAAATCTTGACAAGTTCACATTCCCCGGCGTTGGAAAGTACGACATTCCGCAGATCGAGCCGACCAAGGCATATCCGTATGGCGAATTTATCCCTGTGAATTACCATTACACAGCAAAAGACCAGGCAAGCAAAATCGTTCATTTCTTTGTGGACGATTACCAATTCATTCGATATTGGAACACGCCGGACAAGTACATTCCGAAACTGTTGCAGTTTGCGGCGGTGTGTGCGCCGGACTTCTCCACATACACGGATATGCCGCTGGCGATGCAGATATACAACCATTACCGCAAGCATTGGTTGGCGGCATACTGGCAAATGTACGGCATGACGGTTTATCCAACGATTTCATGGAGCGACGAGCATAGCTATGATTGGTGCTTTGACGGTGAGCCTGTCGGCGGTGTGGTGGCTGTCAGCTCGGTAGGCACACAGCAAAACAAGGAAAGCAAACGCCTTTTTCTGCGCGGCTACGAAGAAATGATGAAACGGCTATCCCCGGAATGGGTGATATTTTACGGCAAAGTGCCGGAAGAATGCGACTGGAATGTGATACGGGTAAACCCGCACTATGATGATATTGTGAAAAGGAGGAAAGCAAAATGGGCGGACGCGGAGGAAGCGGGAGCCTTGGATTTGCATCAATAAATGCTACCCGATCAAAAATCGCCAATCTGAAAAAAGAACAGCTTTTTGTTTTCTCTCCATCGGGCGATTTGCTCTACAAGGAGCAAGGAACAGCTCAACATACAGGATACGGAGATGCCGACTATAAAGGGAATATTGTTTTACACAACCACCCGGAGGGTGTTCTCCCTGTCCCGTCCCTGAAAGATATTGAAACGTGGCAAAAATCAGGAGCAAAAGCAATCATAATTGAAAGCCGGGATGCAACGTTTACATTATCAGGACCTCACAACAAGGGATTTTATGAAACACTCGCATATAATCACAACGCCGTGCGCCGCGCCGTAAGGGAAGCGGCAAGTAAGGTATCGGCCGATTATAAGGCGGGAAAGTATAAAAGCGTGCAGGAAGCCAGAGAAGCAAGCAGAAGAGCACAAACGGAAGCGACAAATAACGCATACGCCAAGTTTGCAAAGGCTGCTGGCGTTAGGTATTCCTTTAAGTGGAAGAAAAAGTCATGAAAAAGTCATGAAAAATTATCCTTTTACTCCTGAGCTACTGGATGCGCTCCCCGAAGAGCTGGCTGAGCTGTTTCGCGGCCTTGAAGATACCTTACTGGCGGAGATATGCTCCCGGCTGAAACTGCGGGATGAGTTAAACGAGGTCACGGTGCAGGACATTCGGGCACTACGGTCCCACGGCATCGACCTAAAGGAAATCAAGAAAGCAATCCGCGAGACTTCCGGCATCAGCAAAACTAAGCTGGACAAGCTGCTGGGCGATGTGGTCGCAAGGAACCAACAGTATTACATCGATATGATTGACCTTGCGCATATCACCCAGCCTGAGACACTGGTTGACGCTGCGGAAGTGGCGGCGATCAGGACGCAGACACTTGATACATTCCACAATCTGACCGCATCCATGGGCTTCCTGGTGGACGCTGGGCGTACGATGCTACCACCTGCCAAAGCGTACCAATGGGCACTTGACAGCGCAGCGTTGCAGGTGCAAAGCGGTGCAATCAACTACAATCAGGCGATTAAAACGGCTGTGAAGGAACTTGCGGACAGCGGTCTAAAAGTGGTTGACTACGAAAGTGGTCATCGGGATCATGTCGATGTTGCCGTGCGAAGAGCCGTAATGACCGGCGTATCTCAAATCTGCGCCAAGTATACGGAGCAATCCGCAGAATATCTGGACACACCCTATTTTGAAGTTTCGGCCCATGTTGGCGCACGAGATAAGCCGGGACCGTCACCATGGTCATCGCATAAGGATTGGCAAGGCCGCGTTTACAGCGTTCGTGCTGGGGACATTTACCCGAGCATTTATGACGTTTGCGGCCTGGGCGCTGTTGACGGTCTGGAAGGGGCCAACTGCCGCCACAGGCGGTTCCCGTGGGTTGAGGGCGTGTCCGAGCGCACTTACACGGATGAACAGTTGGAACATATCGATGATGGCCACGGATGCACGTTTGATGGCAAAGATTACACGGCATACGAGGCAACCCAGATGCAACGCCGCATTGAGCGGACCGTTAGAAAGCTAAAGCGCGAAAAAGCCGCCTACAAGGCCGCAGGATTGCATGAAGATGAAACTGCGGTAAACATACGGCTACGGCGGTTAAACGCTAAATACAAGGCGTTTAGTGCGGAAGCTGGCCTGCCGGAGCAACCGGAGCGGATGCGCGTCTATTTCACGGATGACGCAACGTTAAAAACGGCAAATGCCATGAAAACGCATCGGGCAGAAGTGGCAGCGGCTAACGCTAAAGACGATAGAGACACTCTTGAGTTTTTCGGCGCAGACGCAAGAGATAACTTGAATTCTATTGTAAAAAGACGTACAATGAAGCTGGAAAATGGCTTTGCCTGTTTCCCGGATGGGGACCCATTGAACGAGAATGTTAAAAGGGTAAAGCCACTTAAAACGTATTTTGACGTTGCTATGCACGGGAGCCAGTCGGCGGTTGGATTTGGCTCAGAAGAAACAAACATGTCACCGAGATTGCTTGCGTCTGTAATTCGACATAGTAGTGGATGGGGCGGGCAAAAAGTGAGGTTGTTGTCATGCAACACAGGCAAGCGTATTGAAAATGATTATTGCTTTGCAGAGGAACTTGCAAATGCGCTTGGCGTAAAAGTAAAAGCACCAACCGATGTTCTATACATACCGCCTAACGGGGAAATGTATGTGGGGGACAGCGGAGAGGGATATTTTGAAACGTATAAGCCAAACGAAAGGGGGCGGGTAAAATGATGCTATTCGGATATTTTAAAGGCATGAAATATAGCACTCATGGCGATGACTTTGAAAAGTATCGCACGTTTAGAAATACTATCAGCCGGGATAAAATCGTTGAGCATATAGAATCATTAACCCCAGCCCTTGCGTGTTTTGAAACGTTTGATATTTTTACGGGAGAAAGATTGCGAGCGGGTCAATACATTGATGGCGATTTCAGGTTCCCACTTGATTTTCTGCATTACTACAAGAATTATAACATTGGCATCCCTTATGAGTACGAAGCGTACTTGAAAGAAATTGGGGTGGGCTGATGGATGATAAACTGATGCAGGCCATCGAGGCTATTATCCGGCGCGGCAATGATGCGGAGATCCGGCGCAAGGGCGACGGGTACATCGTGTTAGAGGTCAAGAAAACAATCAAATATTCAACTCCTGCGTAATTGGGCGTGGGAAAGGGCAATAGGAGCCAGCTACTGAGGTTTTCTCGGTGGTTGGCTCTTTTGTTGTAATACGCAGTGGGGAATGACGCTGTGGAATAAAGGAGAATAAAAAAATGGCAGACGAAATTAGGACTTTTGATGAAATACTGGCTGACCCCACCTACAAGGCGGAGTTTGACAGGCGAATCACAAAGGCGCTTTCGACTGTTCAGAGCAAGCTGGACGCGGAAGTGGAAAAAAACAAGCAGTTTTTAGCAAACGGCAACGCGGAAACGGACGCACTCAAAAAGGAGATCGAGGGCTACAAGTCCAAGATTGCCGATTATGACTACGCAGACGTTATCCGTAAAACGCTTTCTGAGAAAGGCGTGAAGTTTAGCTCTAAAGCTGCCGAGAAGGCGTATTTGGCAGACCTGAAAGCAAAGCATCTTGAGATCAAAGACGGCGCGCTTGATGGGTTTGACAAATGGCACGAGGAACAAGTCAGCGCCGATCCGTCCGCGTTTCAGGATGGCGTAAAAATTGACTGGTCCGCTGCCGTTGGCGGCGGTGAAAAGAAAACTGACACCAATGCCGCGATGAACAATCTGATTCGCGGCGCACTCAAGTAACAAAAAGGAGAATATAACATGGCAAGTATTGATCGTTCCGCACTTTCCGGCCTGATCCCGGAACCCGTAACCCGCGAGATCATGCAGGGCGCTATCGCTGAATCTGCCGTTCTACGCATGGGCCGCAGACTGGCAAACATGTCCAGCAAGACGCAGACCATCAACGTGCTCGACGCGCTTCCCTCCGCGTATTTCGTCAACGGCGAGGCCACTGACGGCGGCGCTGGTGAGGCATTTAAGCAGACCACCAAGATGGCGTGGGACAAGAAGAAGCTGTACGCCGAGGAGATCGCTGTTATCGTCCCCATCCCCGAGGCTGCTCTCGATGATGCGGACTATGACATTTGGGGCGAGGTCAAGCCCC